GCTGGTAGGGGCGTCACCGCGGATGGTGCGGCACTGGTCGTCCGGTAACCTCGATCCGACCGATCGCTGGAAGTGGCAAATGCACGTTCGACTAGGAATCGAGCACTGGACGTGGACGGTGCCGGCGCGGTTTGGTGAACGTTAACCAGAATCGCTAGCAATCCTGGAAGCGGAGTAAACGGGTTACGGGTCTAAACCTAACCCGTTGGCTCGCCTCTCCACCTGGATTCGCGCCCTGCTCGGAGTGTCTGCCTATACGGCGGACACGAGCGGGCTCGCGTCGTTGGGCGATCCAGCGGTTGAGCGCATCCGTGAGGCGATGGGCGGGCAGCTCGCTCCCATCCCGTACACGCAAGCGCGCTGGCTGCTCAAGGATCTTGAGAGCGCGCAGTACGCCGCGGACCAAGGCGACATGTCGATCGCGGCCCGGCTATGGGACGCGAGCAAGCGCGACGGCATTCTGGCCGGCGTTCTCTCGACGCGCACCGGCGGGATCGTCCGGCTGCCCAAGAAATTTCGCGGAGACGCAGAGTTCGTTTCGCAGCTGCAGCTCGGGCACGAGTCCGTTCGCTCCGTGTTCGACGAGATGTGCCCGCCTGCTGAGCTTGCTCTGCTCGCGGACGACGGCATCGGTTTGGGCGTGGGCGTGGCCGAGCTCGTTCCGGTCCCGGGCCGTTCGCATCCGGTGCTGGTGCGACTGCCGCCGGAGAATCTCTATTACCGTTGGGCGGAGAATCGCTGGTATTACCGCGCCGTCGCGGGCTTCCTCCCGATTACGCCCGGAGACGGTCGCTGGGTTTTGCATATCCCTGGCGGTCGCATTGCGCCCTGGAAAGCTGGACTCTGGCGCGCAGTCGGCCGAGCCTTCATCAACAAGGAGCACGCTCTACTTCACGATCAGAATTGGCAGGCCAAGCTCGCCAATCCTGCGCGCGTTGCGATTGCGCCCCAGGGTTCGACCGAAGAGCAGCAACGCGGGTTCTTTCAGCGCGTGATGGCTTGGGGCGTGAACACGGTTTTCAGCCTCACGCCGGGTTGGGACGTGAAGCTGCTCGAGTCCAACGGCCGCGGCCACGAGTCGTTCGCCGCAACCGTCGAGCGGTCCGAGCGCGAGTTCGTTGTGGCGGTCGCCGGGCAAGAGGTCACTACCTCCGGCGGTGCAGGCTTCTCGAACGCTGACGTTCACAAATCGATCCGCGCGGACTTGATCCAAGCCACCGCGGACTCACTCGCGTACACGATCAACACCCAAATCCTTCCCGCGTGGGTGATTGCCAATTGGGGCGAGGACTCGATCGAGCAGTCGCCCTGCGTTGAGTGGGACACGACTCCGCCGCGCGACCAGAACAACACCGCCACGGCCCTGATCGGCGCCGCGAACGCGATCAAAATGCTGGGCGAAGCGCTAGCGCCGTACGGCAAGACGCTGGACACGGCCGAGTTCTGCAATCGGTTTGGAATCCCGATCGAGGGTGATCTCGACGGCGACGGCAAGCCAGACGTTGCGGCCGCTCCGGTGCGACTGCTCCCGGCTGCTGCTGACGATCGGCGGGCAGCATGAGGAAAGCAACCTACTCCCCTCGCGGGCTGCTCGCGCTCGAACCGTCGGCGCTCGGCCTCGAGTTCGAGATCCCGGCGCCGCGCGATCTGCAGTCCGGGAACGTGGCCGTGGTCTCCGTCGTGGGGCCGCTGGTGCATCACGAGCACCCGGTGTTTCCGAGCTACGACGGCGTCAAAGCGCGCGTTGCTGCGGCGTTGGCGTCGCCCGCGAAGTGCGTCCTGCTCTCGATCGATTCGCCCGGCGGCGATCTCGCTGGCTGCCTCGATTGCCCGACCGAGCTACGTGCCATGGCCGAGGCGACCGGGAAACCGATATACGCCTACGTGGACGCCTGCACCACGTCCGCGGCTTACGCGCTGGCGATGGCAGCGAGCAAAATCTTTATCCCGACTGCGGGCGTCGTTGGCTCGATCGGTGTGATCTCGACTCTGATTGACACGACGGTTGCGGACGCCGCGCAGGGTGTTCGCGTCACGCTCGTCACCAGCGGCGCGCGCAAAGCCGACGGAAACCCGCACGTGGTCAAGTCTGACGCGACGATCGCGGTCGAGCAGAGCAAGGTCAACGCGTTCGCCGGCAAGTTTTTTGATCTCGTGTCCAGCGTCCGAGGCATCTCCGCGGAGCAGATTCGCGGATACGAGGCCGGGCTGTTCATCGGCGAACAGGCGATCGCGGCGGGACTAGCCGATCAGATTGCCACTTTTGATCAAGTGCTTGCGCTCCTGTCGAGCGCCAGCGCGGAGCTTCAACCCGCTGCGGTTGCGGCAACACAGGCGGGCGACGAGCCCCAAGGAGACCAAATGGAAGAGGCATTGAAAGCCCTCCGGGCGCTCGCGGACGACGAGTCCAAGCCCGAGGAAATGCGCGCCAAGGCTCGCAAGGCCATTGCCGCGATCGAGACCGAGGAACCGAAAGAGGAAGAGGCAAAGGCCGAATCCGAAGAGCCGGTGAAGGAAGAGGAGCCCAAGGAAGAGAAGGAAGAGGAGAAGGCTCAAGCCGTCGCCGTTCCTTCGATCGCTGCTGTCGTGGCTGCGTCACAGGCTGAGTTCGAAAAGCAACAGCTGATCGCTGCTCGCGCTGACCTGCCCGTGGAAACGCGACTGGCACTCTCCAAGGCGCCGCTCGAGAACGTGCGCGCCGTCCTCAAGACTCTGCCCAAGCTCGCAGCTGGCCCCGTGTCGGGCGCTCGCGCTGCGGCCGAGGTCAACACCGTAATCACTGCTCCGGTCGCTCCGGAGTCCAACGAGCTCGCCGCGCTTGATCGCGCGATGGGGCTCACGCGCGAGACGGTTTCCGTGAAGCGCGAAGCACACCGAACCATTTTCCCCGCGCTGGCGGTGAAGGGATCTGACAAATGACCGCTCTCGCAGCTGATAAGCCGCGCACGATCAAGCAGTTCAAGACGCTTGATTTCACGCTCACGTCCGGGACCAAGGCTTTCAAGGGTGGCATGGCCGCCATCCGGCTCCCCACCGGCAAGGTGGTTCCCGCGACGGCCGCCGCAACCGATCTGGTGATCGGCGTGTTCGCGCAGAACGTGGATGCAACATCCGCGGATAAGGCCGTGCAGGTAGATCTCGAGCGCGAAATCACGGCGGAGTGGGTCGCTAACTCTGCCTCGACTGACGCAGTTGCCGCCGCTGACGTGGGCCGCACGGTATACGTTGCTGACGACGCCACCGTCACGATCACGCCTGCTGGCGCGGTCGCCGGCCGTTGCTGGGCAGTGAGCAGCACACAGGGCGTCCTCGTGGAGAAGCTCGATGTTTCGACCGCTCCCCAGGTCGGAGCCACGCTCGCGTTCTCGTCCGCGGATATCGTCGTCACTGCCGCCCAGTGCGTTAACGGCGCGGTGTTCGATGTCCCCACGTCGGCCGCGAACAGCACGATCACGCTCCCCACTACCGGTGTGCGCGTCGGGACGGAAGTGATCTTCAACGCTGACGGCACCAAGAACGGCCACACCGTTCAGTACCGCTTCGGAACGACTGCCATCACCACGGCGCTCACTGCGTCGAAGGTTCATCAGGTCCGAGCCATCCGCCACGGCGCGGGCTGGACTGCAATCGCATACGTCTCGCCGTGACGCGGAGGAATTGAATCATGGGCGCTCTCACTCCTAGTTTATTCCTCGGCTTCGAGGATCGACTTTCAACCATCGCGGCCACGGAATACGCCGCGTTTCAGCAGAATCTCTGGTGGAAGTCCGTCGCCAAGGTTCGGCAATCCAGCGGTCGCAAGGAGATCATCTCCTGGTTGCTCTCCACCGCGCAGATCAAGGACGCGGGCTCGGGCGGCAACGTTGAGTTTGACGATCTCGTGAGCACGTACACGGAGATCACGAACAAGAACGCGGCCACGGGCCTCAAGCTCCGCCGTGAGCAGCTCGAGGACACGGACGGCGGCGGGCTCGATCTCGCCTCGCATTGGGCGCGCGACGTTGGCGCGTATATGGCCTATTGGCCACAGAAGCAGGTTGCTGCGCTGCTCGTCGCGGGTGAGTCCACGACTGGCTATGACGGCAAGGCGCTGTTCGCTACGGACCATCCGGTGTGCCCGGGGTTCGCGGCTCGCGGCACGTACGCGAACCTGTTCACGAGCTCGGCCAGCGGCGCGTATCCGGGCGCTCTGCCGATTGGTGACGCGGTCTCTCACGAGGTCGCGATCAACAACCTGGCGAAGCTGTATTCCTACATGCGCACGATCAAGATGCCCAACGGCGAGGACCCTCGGTTCCTGCGCCCGGCGTACATCGTGGCGCCGCCCCAGCTGTATCCCCGCGTGGTCAATCTGTGCGCGGGCAAGGGCCTGTTCCCGGTTGCGGCTTCCTCCGGCTCGATCGGCGGAACCGCGGACATGACTGCGTACATCGGCGCAATGGGTTTCGGTCAGCCTGTCGAGGCGCCGGAGCTCTCCGCGGACGCAACGAGCTACTACGTGATCTTCGAGCAAGCCAAGACCTCCGAGCTCGGCGGCGTGATCTACCTCGAGCGCGAGCCGTTCTCGCTGACGAACTACGGCGCTGGCGTGATTCCGCAGCTCGATCGGATGCGCGAGTTCGAGTGGCAGGTGCACGGGCGAAACGCCACGGCCCCGGGCCATCCGTTCCTGATCGCGAAGTGCAAGGCCACCTGACCTCCCCCTAGGGCTCTGGCCGGGAGCCCGTTGCGTTTCCCCTCCGCGCAGCAAATCCCGGCCTCTTCTCTCGCGCTGATTCGTGATTGCCAATGTCGAGCGCCTACCTCACAACCGCGGAATTCAAAACTTACACGGTCATGCCGGCCGTGGACGTTGACGCGCTCGAGGCGGCGGCGCCGAACTGGCTCGCGAATCAGCTGCTGTCCGCGTCCGTGCATTTGGACGCGCGGCTTCGTAAACGCTATGCGGTGCCGTTCGCTGCGCCGGTACCCGAGATCGTCAAGATGTGGGTCACGCGCGTCGTGACGCTGCGCGCGTACCTGCGCCGCGGAGTGGACGCGAGCGATCTCCAGTTTGCCGAAATCAAGGCCGACGCGGACACTGCAGTGGCCGAGGTCAAGGAGGCCGCCGACGCTGCCGCCGGCTTGTTCGATCTCCCCCTGCGCGCCGACTCCACCGCGTCCGCTATCACCGCCCCGTCGCCGCTCGCTTACTCCGAGTCCTCTCCGTACACATGGACTGACGTACAGGCGGAGGGCGGCCGATGAGCGGCGGTCTCGAATCGTTGGACGAACTGATCCAGCGTCTCCGCACGTTCGGCGGCGCGCTGCCGCAGATCGCGCAGTCTCTCGTGCCCGTGCTCGAGGACGAGGCCGCGGCCGCTATCGCTGCACAACGCGGCATGGGCGGCGAGAAATGGCCCGCGACCAAGGACGGCAAGCCGGCGCTCCAGAACGCTCTCGGGGCGCTCCAGATCGAAGCGCGCGGAACGGTCGTGCTCCTGACGCTGTCCGGTCACCACGTCTGGCACCAGTACGGCACCTTTCGCACTCCCAAGCGCCCCATCCTTCCGAGCGCCGGACTCAACAAGCGGATCGGTAACGCGATCCGGTTCGGCGTCGCGAATGTGAGCAAGGCGTTTCTTGAGCGCGAAGGCCGTCACGACATTCGCAAGAGCACCCGCAGGAAGGCGGCCCGCTAATGGCCGTCACGCTCGCGCTCCCCAAGCTGTTCGCGGACGTGTCCGCGCGCGTCGTTGCTGCCGTCCCTGGAGCGGTTTGCGTGTTCGGTTGGCGCGAGCCCCAGAAGCATCTCACGGGCGCTCCAGCGGCCCGCCTCGTGTTCGTGCCGGGGGACTCGAGCGGGTCACTGGGCGAGGACCTGCCACCGCGCCACGTGGGCCGCGCTCCACGTCCGATCGCGACGTTGGGCGAGTTGTTCCAGGTCTACGTGACTGCCTACGACGCGAGCGCACCCGAGAACGAGCTGGCGCAGTACCAGGCCGCGCGGGTGCTGTTCGATGAGTGGCGCAAGGCCATGCACCTGGCCGCGCACGGGACTTTTGAGATCCAGAGCGCGCGCTGGAACACGGACAAGAGCGAGCGCCGATACGGCGCCGAGATCATCGTCACGTGCTCGATCCAATCAATGATCCCGGATGACGAGGACGCCGCGCTCTCGGACGCGCACGCAGCCGTCGAGGCCGAATCGCAAGGGATCACCGTTACGTTCAACGCGCCCGCCGTGGCGCCGTGAGGAGTTTGAAAAATGGCGCTTCCGGCCCTGAATACCACCAAGATTGACGGCGCGCTCGGCGTGCTGCCCCCGAGCTCCGGGCGTCCGCTGGCCATTGCCGGCCCCGCTGACTCCGGCACCAAGAACGCGCCAGCGGGCTACGCGCGAACCAAGGATGTGGTCGCCACGTTCGGCGGCGGGCCGCTGGTAGAGGCTGCGTGCTACGCGCTCGAGCGGTTCGGCAAACCCGTCGTTCTCGTGCGCACGGACGCGAGCACAGCCGGCGCTGCGGGCACGATCGATGTCACGGGCGTGACTGGCACCAGCGTTGTTAGCGTCACCGGCGGCACTGTCCCGAATGACACCTATGACATTTGGGTCAAGTTCGTCACCGGTGGCACCCGCGGCACCGCCGGCATCACCTATCAGGTCTCGCTGGACGGCGGCACGAATTACGGCGCGGTGCAGGCGCTTGGGACCGGCACCTCGATCGCGGTCAGCGGCGCCGGCACGCTCTCGTTCGCGCTCGCCGCCGGCACGATCATCGCGGGCGATCTGGTGAAGCTCCGCACGACGCAGCCGATCTGCACGTCTACAGACGTGGGCGCGCTCGCGACGGCGCTCAAAAATTCGTCCCTGGACTGGGAGCTGCTACTGCTCGCGTCGCCGGTTGACGCGACGGTGGGCGGCGCTCTGGACACGCTGATCAGCGGGATGGCGGCGCAGGGCCGGCCCCGCATGTGGATCGGTAACACGCGCGTCCCCACGCTGGCCGAGAGTGAGTCCACGTACCTGACCGCCATGCAGGCGATCTCGAGCGCGTACTCCACGACGGTGGGTGAACTGTGCGCCGGCTCGTGCCGCGTTCCCTCCTCGCTCCCCGGCCGTAACGCGATCCGCGAACTGCCGATCGCGTACGCAGTCGCAGCCAAGGAAGCGAGCGTGGACCAAGACGTGAACATCGCGCAGATCAACGCGCCGGGCGGGCCGCTGCTCGGGGTGCAGATTCGCGACGCGAACGGGAACCCGGACCGGCATGACGAGGCGATCAACGGCGGGCTTGACGACGCGCGCTTTACCACGCTCCGCACCTGGCCCGGCTACCCCGGCGTGTACGTGACTCGCCCGCGCGTGTTCTCGCCGGACGGCTCCGATTTCTCGATCGTGCCTCACCTCCGCGTGTTCAACCTGTTCTGGCAAACGCTGCACGCCTACTTCATTGCGCGCCTGAACAAGCCGGTTCGCGTGAACAAGGTCACCGGCTACATCCTCGAGTCCGAAGCGCTCGAGATCGAAAAGGGAGCGGAGGCTGCGCTGCGGGCGGTGCTGCTCGCGAAGCCCAAGGCGTCCGGCGTGTCCGTTGTGATCTCGCGCACGGATAACCTCTTGAGCACGAAGACGATGAACGTGGACGCGCGGCTTACTCCGCTCGCGTACCCCGAAACGATCAACCTTTCGCTCGGGTTCACGAATCCGGCACTGAGGGCGGTGTGATATGGCCGACCAGATTCGCGTCAATGGCAATCTCCTCTCGTGGGGCTCGATCATCGTCAAGATCGACGGGGATCGCTACCACGGCATCACCTCGATCGCGTACGCGGACAAGCGAGAGCGGGTAAAGGGATACGGCAGCGCCCGTCACCAGGGCCCGCGCGGACGCAGCCGCGGCAAGTACAGCACGGAGCCCGTGAAGGTCACCGGCTTCCGCTCGTCGCTGCAGGCGATGCGCGTCGCTCTCGCCGCCAAGGCCGGGGATAACACCTCGTATGGCGACGCAGAGTTTGACGTGGTGATCCAGTACGTAGAAGCGGACGAGACGCCGATCACGGTCGAGCTCGAGCGCTGCGTGTGGACCAGCAACTCGGCCACGGACGAAGAGGGCGCCGACCCACTCAAGGAAGACGTGGAGTTCGACTGCATGTTGATCCGGCGTAACGGCCTCGTGCTGTTCGACGCCAGCGAAGGGAGTCCGTGATCATGTCGGAGGGGAATACGGTTCAAGAGCTCGAGGCGCGCCGCAATGAGGCGCGCCGCCGTCGTGAGGCTGCGGAAGCTGCTGCGGACAAGGCGCGGCAGCTCGAGGTGCTTAAGCTCGAGGTGGAAGCCGAGGAGCGCGCGGCCAAGGAAGCCGAAGCGTTCGCGAAGCTCGAGGCGGAGCACGGCCCGATCGGGAAGCGGCTCCTGGTCGTGAACACGGACGCGGGCGCGGTCGTTGTGAAGCGACCAAACCACGTGTTGTGGAAGCGGTTCCAGGACAAGCCAGAAGCGAGCGGCGCGATCGACAAGATCGTTTCGAGCTGCCTTGTGTACCCGAGCAAGGTTGAGTTTGAAGCGTTGTGCGAAGAGGTCCCCGCGGCTCTCGTGTTGGCCGCCGAAGCGGTCTGCAGATTGGCGGGCATCAACCGGCAAGACCTCGCGGGAAAATAACAGAGCTACGGGCGGCGGCTCGTAAGGACTACGGAGCCGCCGCCGAGTGCCTGATCGAGCTGCTGCCCGATCGGGATGACGAGACCGAGGCCGCGCACGCGCGCCGGTACACCGCAGCGCTACTGATCGCGGAAGCTCTCCACGAACTGACCCTAATCCGCAAGCTGCTGACTCCGAAGGAATCCTGATGGCCGACGAGACGATCAGCGTAGCGATAAACCTCAAGGATGGGGTTTCGGCGCCGGCACAGTCGGCGGCCTCGCGGCTGTCCGATCTTAAGTCCAAGCTCCAGCAGGACACGGCGGCGCTGTCCGAAATGCAGCGCGTGATGAGGACACTCAAAGGCGCCACGAATCCGAACACGCAGGCGATCGGCGAGATGTCCAAGCGCATGGCCGCGCTCAAGGCCTCGTCCGCGTCCGTGGCCGAGGAGATCGTTTCGCTCGGGGGCGACTTCGGGAAGGGTGCCAAGTCGGCGGCCGTGTCAGCGGTCAAGATCGAAGGGCTGCACGATATCCTCGGGGCGCTCGGCGGCCGCGCTGGCCAAGCCGGCGGGATGCTCAAGAACCTCTCCGGCGCTGCGGGCATTGCCGGCGTTGCGTCTGCAGCCGTCGCTGCCGTCGCCGCGCTGCTCGCAATGGCGGCCGCGATCGGCGTTGCGGTCGGCGCCATGGCCTCGTTTGCGCTCGCGTCCGCTGGTGCGCGCCGGGCCGAAGCGCTGCGGCTCGAAGGGCTCACGAAAACGATCAACTATTGGGGGATCGCAGCCGGCAAGGCGAGCGATCTGCAATCGGCGATCGATCGCGTCAGCGGCGAAAGCGCGCTCGGACGCGGTCAGATCGAAGGATACGCCACGAGCCTGTACAAGATGGGGCTACGCGGCGGGAACTTGAGCAAGGCCCTCGAGGCTACCGCGACCGTCGCCAGCGCGCAGGGTGAGGAGATGGCCTCCGCGTTCATGGGCATGGCCGCCGGTGCTGCTGCTGTCGGTAGCTCCGTGGACAAGATGGCGGACCGGGTCAAGAGCAGGCTCGGCGGAATTGCCAAGGCGCAGGCGCTCGACTTCGGCGTCCAAATGTCGAAGCTGAGGGAAAACGTCGCGCGCATCTTCTCGGGCGTGAAGATCGAAGGCTTCCTGTCCGCGCTCTCGACCGTCACCCGCATGTTCTCGCAGAACGAGGCCACGGGGCGCGCGCTGAAAACGATCGTCGAGTCGCTGTTCAATCCGCTATTCGGCGGCGCCTCTGGTGCTGAGGTAGCGGTCAAGCGTTTCGTCCAGGGCTTTACGATTGGCCTACTCCTGATCGCGATCAAGATTTTCCAGGTGCGGAATTACCTCCGCGACATGTTCGCGAAGATCGATACGAGCAAGCTGGACACCGCGTTGCTCTTCCTCGCAGTCGGGGCAGCGACGGCGTTCACGATGGCGCTCGCAGTGTTCGGTATCGTCGCGGCCGTTGCGGCTCTCGCGTTCGCGTTCACGCTGCCGCTCGTTGGCTTGGCTGCGTTGGTGGCCGGCGTCATGTACCTGTCCACGCTCGAGTGGGGATCGATCGCCACGAACCTGATCAACGGCCTCGTCAACGGCATCACGTCCGGGGCCAGCGCTGTGCTCGAGGCCGTGAAGGCGCTCGCCACAAAGATGAAGTCCGGCTTTACAAGCGCGCTCGGTATCGCGTCGCCGTCCAAAGTCTTTCGCGCTTACGGCGAGTTCACGGCCGAGGGTGCCGCGCAGGGTATCGAGGCCGGTTCGGCGGACGTGCAAAGCGCCGCGGAGCAGATGGTATCCGTGCCAGCGGCCGCACCTCGCGGCACCGCTGCAGCGCGCGGCCCCTCGATCGTGATCGAGAATCTGAACGTGAACGGCGGCGGCTCGGATGCGCGCGGACTGGCAATGTCCGTGAAGCTCGAGCTGGAGCGCATCCTTGAAGGTGTCGCGATCGAGATGGGGGCGCCGGCCGTATGAACCCGCTCACGAATCCGATCGACTACATCCTGCTTGCTGGCGAGCGTTCGCCCGGGATTGCGGACGTTGAGGGCGCGGCCACGCCCCGCAAATGGGACTCCGCGCAGGGCTACGGAATGAGCGGCGCCGTTGCCCGGTACACGGGCGATGAACTCTCAGAGTTCTCGGTCAAGCTGCGGCTGTATTCCGATGACGATTGGCTGCGCTGGGATTTTTGGAAGCACCTCGTCGCCAAAGCCCCGATCGGCACCCGTCCCAAGGCGCTCGACATTTGGCACCCGTTTCTTGAGGAACTCGGGATCAAGTCCGTGGTCGTCAAGAATTGGAAGCAGCCGATCCAATCCGCTGACGGTGAGTGGACGATCGAGATCGTGTTTCTGCAGTACCGGAAGCCGCGCGCGCAGTCGTCCAAGCCCGACGGCGCGAAGAGTGCGACCACGGACCCTTACGATCAGCGAATCGAGCAGCTCACGGGGCAGCTTAAGGAGCTCGCCGGATGAGCGAATTCTTCTGCACCCTGAACGGCAACCGGGTCCCGACGCTGCGGCTGTGCGTTCCGAATGCCGGCGCCTGGTTCGCGGACTGCGATCTGGACGAGGCCGTTACGCTCTCCGGTCGCGTGGAGCTCAAGATCGGCGAGGCCACGCTCTCCGGAACCGTCCGCGACGGCGGCTCGTTCGTGGCCGGCGCGCGCGTCCGTATCGTGGGCGGCGCTGACGGCTGGGGTCGGCTCGTGCGCCCCAAGGCGTATCACAACGACGCAGGCGTCAAGGCGCTCCACGTTGCCACGGACGCGGCCCGCGAGACCGGGGAAGCCCTGGGATCGTTCGCGCCCACGAAAGAGCGCCTGGGGGCCGATTACGTCCGGCGGGCGTGCCCTGCGTCGCGGGTGCTCGAGGACTGCGCCGGCTCCGCTCCTTGGTGGGTGGGGCTCGACGGCAAAACCAACATCGGGCCGCGCCCCACGTACACGAGCGCCGCGGAGCTGCTCGAGTTCGACCCGCGGAACGAGATCGCGATCTTGGTCTCGGACGAGCTTACGGACGTGCTGCCCGGGGCAGTGGTTCCGGACTCGCGCCTGGGCGGCTCCAGGACGGTCCGGGAGCTCGAGCTGCTAGTTGAGGCCGGCAAGCTCCGCGCAACGTGCTGGACGGGCGGCAGCGCGGAGCAAGGCGCAAAGCTGCCCGAGCTTCTCGCGGTGATCGCGCAACGGGCGACGGACTCTAGGCTCCACGGGCTCTGGCGCTACCGCGTAGTGTCTATGGCCGCTGACGGCCGCGTGAACCTGCAGGCGGTCCGCAAGGCCGCCGGTTTGCCGGACGTGCTGCCGGTGCCGCAACGGCCGGGCGTCGCCGGGGCACACGCGGAGCTCACCCCGGGCTCCGAAGTGCTGGTCCAATTTGTCGAGGGCGATCCGACGCTGCCGATCGTGACCGGGTTCTCGCAGAAGGGCGAGAACGGGTTCTCTCCCACGCTGCTCTCGTTCCTTGACGGGACGCGGCCGGTCGCTCGCGTGGGTGACGCGGTGCAGGTGTTCGTCTCGTCCGCGACCCCGATTCCGATCGTCGGGACGGTAGGGGTGCCGCCAGCCACGACTCCGCTCACGGGCACGATCACGATCGCGACTCCGCTCACGGGCGTGATCTCGTCCGGGAATCCGAAGGTGCTAGCATGAGCGCCGAAATCGTCGGCGAGTACACCGTTGGGGAGTGCATCCCGATCGGCGTGGCTGCAAAGGCGGCGCTGGACGTGTCGCTGGGGCTGCAGCTGCCGGAACTCCAGGCCAAGCTCGCGGGGCTGCTCGAGATCCAGGCGTCGCTCACGCTGACGCCGCCGAGCCTGGCCGCGTCGCTCTCCGCCGCGCTCGCTCTCGTGGCAAGCCTCGAGGCTTCGATCGCGCTCGGGCTGCCGTCCGCATCGATCGATCTGTCCGTGATCGCGGGCATCATCGCGGAACTAAATATCTTCCTGGGGCAACTCAACGCGCAGCTCGCGCTCTCTCTCGGATTCGGCGTTACGTTCGGGACTCCGGGCGTTCACCTGCTCAAAGCTGAGGGGCCGATCGAGGATATCGGGTCCGAACTGGCGCCGCTGATTCAGTCGCTCGCGGGCTCTGGCGCGACCGGGCACGCGCTCGTGCTTGTGGCCACGGAACCAGGCGTATGGGCTGCTCTCCAACAGGCGCTGAAAACATCATGAGTGCAGCCATTCTTTCCAAGATCGCCGAATATGTAAGCAATACTTCCCGCATCGCGGACCCGCCCACTGGCGATCTCGGGTACGGCTCCGACCTGTCCTGTACTGACGATCTGTCCGAGGACTGGAGCGAACTGGACGGCTCGGACGTGCGACTCGTTGCGGAGGCGGCGTTGCGGCGACTGACCACGGCACGCGGCACGCTGCTAGACGATCCCGATTACGGTCTGGACCTCCGATCGTTCCTGCACCGCGGCCAGACGCCGGCCGATTTGCTGGCCATGCGCGGCGCGGTTCGGTCAGAGCTGCTCAAGGACGATCGGATTGACGATGGTGCCTTGACGGTTGAGCTGATCAGGTCAGGGTCGGAGATAGAAATCACCATCGCCGGCATCGCGTCCGAAGCTCCGTTTGCGCTCACGTTCGCCGTCACTGACAGCGGCGCTCTCGTCGGGGAGATCCTGTAAATGGCAACGCTCGCAGAATTGACCACGCCACTGACGCCCGCGCAGGTGCAGGAGTCGATCTATGGCGTGCTTGCGGCGCTCGGGGTCAACACGGCGGGCTGGAAACCGGGCGCAGTCGTTCGCGCTCTGATCACTGGCGTGTCTACCGTTCTTGCCGCGTTCACGGAGCTCACCGCGGCCGTCGCCCGGAGCGGGTTCCTCGAGTATTCGAGCGACGCTTGGCTGACTCTGGTGGCGCGCCACACGTACGGCGTGGAGCGTATCCCGGCCACGTTCGCGGCGGGTAACATCACGCTCTCGAATTCCGGCGGCGGCGTCTATGCGTTCGATCCTGGCGATCTGATCGTAGTCAATCCGACCACGGGCAAGGGTTACCGCAACACCGCTTCCGCGTCGCTTGGCGCGCTCCAGTCCGGTCTAGTTGTCGCAGTGCAGGCCATCGAGGCTGGCTCGGGTAGCACCAGCGCCCCGGGCACGATCACGCAACTCGAGACGACGCTGCCGGGCGTAACGGTCACGAACGCGAACGCGATCGTGGGTGCGGACGAGGAGACGGACACGGCGCTAAAGGCACGCTGCCGAGATCGTTTTGAGGCGCTTTCGCCGAACGGTCCCGCGAACGCTTACGACTATTTCGCCCGCTCTGCAGTCCGCGCCGATGGCACTGCGATCGGCGTCACCCGCACGCGCGTCATGAATGGCGGCAACGGGACCGTGACCGTGTCCTGCGCCACCGCTACCGGCGGCGTCACTGGCACCGCTGGCAACCCCGCCACGGATCTTGGCGCGATCAACCGCACGATCCAACTCAACGCGGTCCCGCTCGGGGTGACGTGCAACGTGCAGACCGCGACGGTGCAGACGGTCAACGTCACGTACGCGGTTTGGATCTACTCCAGCGCCGGACTCACGGACGCCCAAGTGCGCTCCACGGTTGCTGACGCGATTACGGCTTACATCGCGGCCCGTCCGATCGGTGGCGACAACGCGACTCCGACTGTGACTGGCAACCTTTACGTCTCCGGGCTGATTGGTGCGATCATCAACGCGCGCCCCGAAATCTTCGCGGCCACGGTTGCGGCTCCGAGTGGCGATCTGAGCGTGGGGGCGTCGTTCGTTCTGCAGCCCGGTACCATCACGTGCTCGGCCGTAACGCAGGTGGACCCGTGACGCTGACCACGTTCCGCGACACGCTCCGCAACTCGCTGCCGCGCTGGCTGCAGGGGGACAACGCGGTCACGCGCGCGGGCCGGCTCGTGTACGCGTTCGGGGTGCATCTCGATGCCGTCGCCGATGCACTGGTCGGCGGAGTCAAGTCGCGCTTCCCGGGCGTCTACAGTACCGAAACGATCCCGGTAATCGGACGCGAGCGCAGGATCATCCGCGGGCCGTTCGAGGGTGACGACCAGTACGCCGCGCGGCTTCGTGGCGCGTTCGATGCCCACCGCAGAGCCGGCAACCCGTTCGCGCTGCTCGAGCAGCTGCGGGCGCACCTGGCACCAGAGACGCCTGGAGTACTGGTCTCGGTCGTCAACCGCAACGGCACCGTCTACGCGCGCGACTCCAGCGGCGCCCCCTCGGTCACGGGCGGCACCTGGGATTGGGACGCAACGCCCGAGCTCTGGTCGCGGTTCTGGGTCGTTCTGCGCGCCACCAAATGGACTGACGAGGGCATCAACTCGGCCCCGGGAGTGTTCGGCGAAGCTGGCACCATGGGCAGCACGGCGACGGTCGAAGAGGTGGCCGCGGTCCGATCGATCGTTTCGCAGTGGACTCCGCCTCACGCGCAATGCGTGAACGTGATCGTGGTGCTGGACGGCGCCGCGTGGGACGCAGATCAACCTGACGGCGATTGGGACCTGTGGGGCAACCGCAACCCGGCCGCCGTCTACTGGGATGGCACATGAGCACCGAATACGCAGGCGCGAACACCTTCCACGCTACGTGCACGCTCCCCTCCGACGGGGACAACCGCAGCGCGACGGTTTGGAACGCGCCGCTCGAGGACTTGGCGGACCGGACGGCGTGGCTGAACACGAACACGGCCAAGCTCGGCGCGGTGAACACGTTCACGGGCACGAACACATTCAACACGGCGACGGTGTTCGCTGGAACCGTGACGCATCGCGATCCGCTGATCATGGATCAGGACGGGCGCATCCGCCGGCGCGTGGTCAACCTAACGGACGCATCCGCGGACGCGAACACGAACGCGGGGGACGTGTTCGTGCTGCCGCTGCTGACCGCGGACCGCGTGATCACGATCAAGGGCGAGATCGGGGAGCAGATTACCTTGATCGCGTACGCTAACAACGGGTCTTACAAGGCGACTGTGGCGCCGGACTCTGGCGGGTCTCTGTTCAGCTCCGTGGCTCCGGAGCTGCGGAACACCGCGGGGTACTGGCGGACCATGGTGCTCGAGTGCATCGCCTATCGAACCTGGGCCGCTGTGGCCGGATATCGGGCGTAAAGGATCACGAACATGGCATTGAACGAAGGCACCTATTCAGCAACAGCCTGCGCCGAATACTCGGATTTCACCGGCGGTATCAGCACGATCGCGAACGGTCTCCCCGCTCGAAAAATCGTCATGAAGGCCGCGGGCAATCTCGTGTACCAAGACCCGTCTGGCACGACCGTGACCCTGACCGGTCTGCCGCAGTGGTTCGAGCACACGGCGCAGGTGGCATCCCTGGACGCGACGCAAACCGTGGCTGTGATCGTGTACTGGTGAGCCCATGACGAGCTTTCTGGACAGTATTCTCCGGGGCCCCGTGGTCAATTCCGGCGCTGTCACATGGCTGTCCGATGCCGTGGCGGCGACAACTGGCAACGTGACACTCGCGGACGTGCAAACGATTGACGGATACGCGGGCAGCGCAGGCCAAATCGTCCTAGTTTGGCAGCAGACCTCGGCCGCTGAAAATGGCCTATACGTGATGGGCGCCGGCGCGTGGTCGAGAGTCCCGAACACAACCCGCATAGGAGCGGGAGTGCTCGTGCTAAATGGGGCTGCGAACGGCGGGCGCTCGTTTCGACTGATCGGGTCTGGACCCTGGACGCCCGGAACGACTCCGCAGCTTTGGGGCGTGTTCGAGTCCGTAGCCGTTGCGTCGGAGCCAGTCGGAACTAAACCGCACGTGTTCGAGGGAAAGGTTTGCGAGATTTACATCTCCTCGTCCGGTAGTGTCGTCGGCCGTTTGGCTCTGGACTCCGCGGACGTAGACTTTGGCACAGTCCCCGCCGGAACCCGTATTCCCGGCCTGTGGAAGCAGATCACGTCCGGAACGGCCACCGTGATCGGTATGGTCTATGGCTAAGGCGCTCGAACCGCTCGATCTCGCGTACGGCGACCACTACGCGCGCGCGCGCACGGAGGGGATTTACGTCTCTTCGGGTGGCAATGTCGTCGCGCGACTGCGGGACGATGCAGCAGACCGGACGTTCGCGGTCCCCGATCGCACGTTCCTCCCGGGCCGCTTTCGCGTGATCCGCAAGGTCGGGACTACCGCCGGAGCTTTCCTCGCGTACGAGGATCGAAACAACGCGTGGGAGCCGCACGATCCGGGGGGTCTAGTCGGATGGTTTAGCGCGAAGAACCCCGGGATCGTGGTCGCGTCCGGGCGTGTCGCGTACTTGCCAGACTGGTCCGGTGCGAACGGGGTCGGACTCGCGGAGCCTACGACCACGATCCGCCGTCCCGTCATTGCGGCGAATTCGTGGGGCGGCGCGCTGCCCACGCTCGACTTCAACGGGTCGTGTCGCCTGTGGCTATACGACGCGGTGAAACCGCTTTCGACGTGCCTCAACGGGTACGCGAAGCCGTTCACCGTCGCGTGGGCGGGATACTGGCAATCGTTCTCTGCCTCGTGGTTTCAATGCTTCGTATCCTGGACTGACGCGGCGCCGTCGAGCCCAACTAACTCGCAGTGCTGGATCCGTCTCTACGGGTCGAGTCCGTATAACAATCTGGCGACGCGCCGTCAGTCACCCGAAACGAATTCGCAGCTTCTCACGCTCGGCCCGGAGGAAAGCGCGAACGACCCGGCGCGATGGATCGTGCGCTTCAACGGCTCCGCATTCGCGGTGCATAAGAATGGTTCACTGATCGCGCAGTTCACGGCCGGAAGCCCGAGCGGGACGCCTGGAGACCATCGCCTTCAAGCGAACAATTGCTTCGCGCTCGGCGCGAGCGTTACCAACGCCGGAGCGACCGTGTCAGGTTCGACTGTTTCGACATGGCGCATGGGCGAGAGTCTCGTGTACGCGAAGCAGCTCGCGGACGCGGACGTGAGCGCGCTCGATGCGTATCTCGCGCGGGAGTGGCCGCTATGAGGTTCCCCTCACGATCGTCTGTTGGCTCTGCGGTTGGGTTCCGTCCAACGTGGCTACGATCCGCAAGCAACGGCGCGGCCGTGGTCCGTGGCGAAAACGACGGCTCCACGCGCACGATCCCGAGCGTTTCGGACCTGTCACTCGTGGTCCGTGAGATTGGCGCCGGAAGCGCCGCGGATCTGGTTTTGCTCGGCTTCGCGCCGGCGTTTTCAAGTGGGGACGACATGGGCGTCTATATTGACGTGGTAAACGAGTATGGCGCCGACAACACCGGCGCGACCGAAACGAGCGCGCAGATCATGGCCGCTTACAACGGCGCGCCCGCGGGATCGTGCTTGTACCTGCGCGGAGGCACGTACAAGATCAACCCGAACGTTCTGAATTGCACCACGCGACCTTTGCGTTTGCTCGCGGAGAAGAACGTTACCCTGATCGCAAACTCCGCTGGCGGCTCGGGTAGCTACCTGCTCCGGGTAAGCGTGAACGACTCTCGAATCCAGGGAGTAGAGATTGACTGCAATAGCGTCGTGGACGACGGGATCGTCTTGGACCCTGCGCACGGCACGGTTGTGGAGGACTGCTGGATCTGGCGCCCGGCCCGCTACGGTATCCACAACAAGCTCGGGCGGATCAATCTCGCTTACGTCCGCATCTCCTACGGCAAGATCGGTTTTTACCTCAAGGCGCCCAACGGGACGATCGCAGTCGGGTGCTTCGCCGACAACACGACGGATCAGGGTTGGTGGATCACGGGCCCAGGCGCGGGCGAAGTGCAATCCGGGTCCTGCTCCCTGCTCGGTTGCGGCACTGAGTTTTGCAACACTTCGGGGACCGCTGAGTCTGTGCTGCTTGACGGCGTGTACGGGTGCAACTGGACCGGCGGCTACTGGGAAGCGGATCAATTCCCGATCCTCAAGTTGCGAAACCGCGCGCAGGTCTGCACGGTGCGCGCGATCCGCGGTACCGCGAACGCCCCGACGACGGCGCCGTATCTCGTGGAAGTCTACGACTCACGCTGCAACACCGTGGAGATGTCGTGCGCCGGTGACCTCTCGAAAGCCGTGCGTGAATACGTGGGTGATAACGCGGTTCCCGCAACAAATTGGGACTCATTCGGCAATCAGTATCGGATCATCCGTGAACAGGGCTCGTGGGGCGCCGGCGTCCTGGAATACGGCGGGATCGTGCTCGAAGACTCGTCGGCGACAACGAACACATTTCGACTCGACTCAACCGGCGCGCTGCTCGGCTCCGGCGCGCCCACGATCGGAGTTTGGCGTCCTGGCGACTTCATTCGCAGCAACGTTGCGGGCTCTACGTTCGGATGGCGTTGCACGGTCGGCGGCTTCCCGGGAACGTGGGTGACAGTATGATCGGGATCAAGCTCGGTTTCCGCGGCGGGCGCGCACGCAGCGCGGCGGACATCGCTGCGGCGAACATTAACTCGCTTTCGCCCGCTTGGTGGATTCTTGGCGACAGTCTTTCAGATCGTTCTCCGAACGCGAGACATGCCACGAACATCGTAGGCGCGGAGCCTGCCGCGATCGTGGATGGTACTGACTCGGCGCTGCAATTCACCGGAACCGACGGTATAAATGTGTCGCGTGTGGGAATCTCGGGGTCCACGGGGTTTACGTTTTGGATGGCGTTTCGTCCCGACGCGGTGAGCGGCACCGTCTATCCGTTTTCGATCGGTGCGCTAAACTTCGCGATGATGTGGGTGGGGACTGCGCCGCGAATTGCGGTCGCGTCGTCCGGAAACTATGTGCAATGGGGCGCGCTGGTCGCGGGCACCCGATACATGATGCTTTGTCGGTTCGATGGCGCAGCGGGAACGAACACGACGAAATGCCGCGTGCGCCTCGCCAATGTGGAGCAGTCTCTATCCTCTGTTGGCACGATTCCAACGTCTATCGGCAACACCGCCGGCGGCACAATCGGCAGGCGTTCCGACGCGACCGGCCCCGCAGCGATTACGGTTTATTCCGCTGGCGTGATTCCGTCAGTGTTGAGTGACGCTAACTGCGACTTTTTCGACGCGCAAATGCGCACCATTTTAGGTTGGTACCCATGACATACGTCCCCCAAATCCTAATGGTCCTTGGCGCCGTCATGGCATTCTGGCGGCCGCTCCGCGCGCTCGTTCCGCTCGTTCCCGAGCGCTTTCGTTGGCTGCCCGGCGCGGTGATCTCGGCCGTGGGAGCGTTGCAAGTCACGCTCCCCGGGGCGACCAGCGATCTTGACGTCGTTGTCGCGATCGTGAGCGCGGTCACCCCGCTCGTTCTCGCGGCCGCGCAGGGGTACCAACCCGAGGCGAGCGAATGACCCGTCACCGTTTCGGCCTGCTGCCGCTGCTGCTCGCGATCGGCTGCGGGCGTCCCCCGGACCCGTGCACGCCGGTGGCCGCGGAGGTGCTGCAGGCCGTGTGCCTCAAGACGATCGAAAACGCGAAAACGGCGCAGGACGTGGAGCGGATTGATCTCGCGTGCCGCACCTTGCAAGAGGCGCGGTGCCTGTGATGTCGATCCTACGCTGGCTGCCTCTCGGGCTCGACGCGGCGGAGCGGCTCGTGGCGCTGTACGATCGTTTGCGCGGCCGCCCCCGTACCACGCGCGAACTGCAGGACGAACTGCGGCAGGCTGCGGACAAGCGAAAGCGAGAACTCGAGCATGGCCGAAATCGTGGAGACAGCCGTTGACACGATCTAGGCTGCGCGCGAGGCGGGTGACGCGGAGGCTTTACGGGCCGCGCTCGAGTCGCAACCCGTCGTGCGGATCTTGGACGTGCTGGACGTGCTCGAACAGGTCCGGCGAGAGGCGGCGAGCTGCGTGATGGTGCCGTCACGCGCGCTATCCCGGGTTCAGACGTTGCTCGAGCTCCGGGCGGTGGCCAGGTGACAGCCCCGGCAAATCGCGATGTGTGGGCGCGTCCGTACGTGCTGCGGGCGCTCGCGGGCGTGCTGGGGCGCGACCCGTACGCGGCGGAGGTGTACGCGCTGCAGGGCGTGACCCGGCTGGAGTCGTATTACGGGGCCGGCTGGCGCTCGCCGCCGCACGCCCCGGACATGGTCGCGAGCCTGAACATGGGCGCGGTCCAGTGCACAAAGCACTGGGCGCAGTTCGGCACCAAGCCAGCCGCCGGCCCTATGCCGAACCTGCAGCACCATGTGGTCCCGTCCGCGGTCCCGGGCTGCTGCGCGCTTGCGGTCGATTCGCGGCCGGCACCCGACGGTAAGACCCGGCTCTGGTACGTCGGCCCGTATCGCTGCTACGCGGACCCAACCGAGGCGTTCGCCCACGTTGCGCGCATCCTCCTGCGCATGAATGTGATCGGAAGCGCGTCCGCGTCCGTGACCTCGAGGACGTTTCGGTCCGTGTCCACGCGGATGTTCGAGGCGCGTTACTACGAAGGGCCGCCGGGATCGCGCGAGGAGAAAATCGCGTACCACGAGACGGCCCTGTCCCGGAACTGCGCCGCGATCTCGAAAGCGCTCGCGGAGCAACCCGGGCTTGGCCAGTCACCCGTGCCCGAGCGCGTGATCCAGGCGCCGCCCACTGGCCCGGCGCTACCCGGACCGCTGCCGGTAATCGAGGCGGATGACGACAACATAGCGGCCATTGCCGCCGATCTGGCCCGCCGCGTGATCAGGGAGTCCAGGTCATGACGCCGCCACACTCGCCCGCCGCGCGCAAGATCGCGACCGAGCTCGAGCTGCTGACCGCGGCGAGTCACGACCACGAGGCGCGACTACGCGCGGTCGAGACCATGCCGGCAACGCTGGCCGAGCACGGGGCCGAGCTCCGCGCGATCCGGCAGTCACTGGACGGCCTACACGCCGCCGTGCTGGCCGTTTCGCGGGACCGGGCTGGCGATGGTCGGCCGGCGAACGGAAACGCGTCCAGCCCCATCCTGGCGGCCGCTTGGGACCGTCTCGGGGGCTGGATCGTATTCGCGGCCGTGGGCGGGGCTATCGCTGCCGCCGCTTCCCTGGCGCAGTCGTGCGGTCACCAGGTGCCGCAGGTGCCGGCAGTGTCGGCGCCGTCCGTGCTGGTGCCGCACCAGCGGCCGTGATCACTCGCACGCCCGCAGCAGCGCCATCCGCGCCCATTCGGCCACGCTCCGGCTATCGCGCGCCGCCGCCCGCCGCTGTGGCTCCGCGCAGCTGCCCGCGCACCCGGAACACCCACTCGTCCCGGTACGGCCTCCACTGCACCTCCGGCACCGCGGGCCAGTTGCGGGCGGCGTAGCAGGCGCGGCAAACCTCTATGCACCGGTCCGAGTGCCTAGGGTCGAGATAGTCGATCCACGAATCGCCCCCAAACCCGTTGCCGCAGCGTTCGCAGAAGAACGTCGTCATCGTGCCATTAAACGCTTGCCGCTGAGCCGTTTCGACCTTTCCCGGATAGCGCTCCGGATTACGCGGAGTCGGCGGTTCACATCTCCCCCGTTTCCGCTCGCCCCATTGGCTGCACGAGTCGCCAAACCTTGTCAGCGCAATAGGCGCACAGCTCCCTCACGGCACCCTCCCTGCCGCATCAAACGGCTTCCACAATAGAGTTTTCTTCCCGTCGGCGGACCGCGGCTTGGCCGGATGCACAACCCACCCGGCGCACTTGAAGCAATATCCCTTATTGCGAGATTTCACCTTGCGATCCCATACGTACGTCAACATCCCGTCGGGGCCGCACCCGCGCCCCGACTCCGCTAGAGCGCGCTCTGCCGCGAGAATCAGCTCGCTTGATCGCGTCTCGGACTCGTTGCGGAAGATCGAACACGTCCAGCCGTCGAGGCCATTCATGCTTAGGATTCCGCTATTCGGGTGCGGCCGCCACCATCCAAATACGACCCCCGGCGCCGCAAGCACCAGCGTCTCCCCGGGCGGCATAAATTGCGGGCTGCCTACGGTACGCCGCGAATAGTGGCGGTCCGCTAGCTGCGCAGACGGCGCGTGAAACTTGGGCACGACTTCGAGCATCACTCGGGTCTGCAGACGCGGCTCTGAGCGATACCGCTTCGCCGCCAGCTTCCACCGCCGAGCCCAGGCGCGAGCGTTGTGCGCAATCGCTCTTGCCATGTAAAAGTCACCGCAAGCCGCCTGAGCGATAGCCTGTGCTTCGTCCCGCTCCCGCTCCGCCACTTCGATGCGGGCGCGAAGGGCGGCATCGACGTTGTCGCCTTCCGCTAGTGACGTGACCAAGCAATCCACACGCTCCCGGGCCTCTTTAAGGCTGTCTTGCGCCACTATCAGCGTTGCGCGTTCGGCCCGGAGTGACACCAGCGCGCCGTCTCGCTCACGTCTCGAGATTTCCAGTTCCAGCGTCGTGTCTTCTAGCGAGGCGCGCAACGCGTCCCGCTCCCGCTCCGCGCGTTCGGCGCGGACACGAAGTTCCGTGTTCTCGCCGACGAGTGCGGAGACCTGTTCGACTGTCCGCACGACTATCGCTCCGAATTCGTCACTCATTCGTCCCCCAGTGCTTCGCGGATCCGGTCCGCGTTGTCGTAGTGGTAGACGGCGCTACGCAGCCTGCACGCGTCGTGCTTGGCGTCGTCGCTGACTCCGCTATCGTCGAGCCTTAATTCCCATTGGTAGGACCCAAGCTCCCGGGCGCGCGCTACCACCTTCTCGGCCATTGCGAGTTTTCGCTCAACCCGTTCGAGCTTCGCCTCCGCCGCCAACGCACTCTCTCCTAGCTCGACGGCTCGATCGCGCTGCCGAGCCAGGCCGTCAACGCATTCCGCAAGTCGCGATAATCGCGCAGTAGACTCCTTGGGACCGACACCGAAACCGGCCGCGTTTAGGCGCTCCTCGATTCGCACGAGGTAGCCCTCAGCCTCCTCCGCGCGCTCCCGCAGCTCCGTAACGTGGGCGATAATGGCTGCGCGGGCGGTGTCGAGCTCGGTCTGCGCATAGTCCACGTCGGTCATGCTGCCTTCGAGTTTTTGGAAAATGACCTCGCGAGCGGCGCGCCGGTGCTCGTCTAACAGCTTCTCGAGGTCAGCCATCGGTCACCTCCCGTATCTCCGCCGCTTTGCACTCGGGGCAGCGGATGGGGGTTCCGAACGTGTCGCAGTCTCGCCCAAGTTCTACGCCGAACGCGCTACACCAGAACCACTCTTTGCTGGTGCCGTCGTTATCCCATGACAGGTTTTTGCATTGGGCCACGTACCCGTCAGAGCACCGCTCCGCGTCATCGAATATCTCGAGGGCGATGCGGCGGGTCATAGTCCAACCTCGGTCCGCTGCGGAAAGAACTCCTTGAGCTCTTCCGCCGCTCGTCGTTGGCTCTCAGGATCGGCTGTCGTGATGACGTTCACCTGCGGCTGCCTGATGCGTATGGCTTCGAGTTGAGCTTCAAGCTCCCGCACCTTCGCCCGCGCCGCGTGGTCTGAGTCCTGATACGACTTGGCAAGCATCCGCTGATGGTCGGCGTCATCCTTGGCGGCTCGCAGTTGCCGCTCAAGCTCTGCGCCGTTGGCTCTGCTGGCTGACAGCCATGACACCAGGTGTCTCACGGCATCAAGCGGCGTCTCAAAGTCGCTTTTCGTAAGGAACTCGCCGAGCGCCGCGCGCAGATCAGCGTCTGCCGTCTCGGCTGCTATATCGCAATCAACGAGCTCATCAAGCCGCCGGGCCGCTTCGCTAACGGCCGCGTTGCGCTCGACAACCATGTTTCCAATTCGACCCAAGAGCGTTTTCGTGTCGTGCGCCTCGCCTTCGTTGCGCAGCGGCTCAAGCGCATCGCGAAGTTCGTTCGACTGCTTCAGCACATACGCCTTGTGCGCTTCGTGCTCCTTCCGCGCGAAGTCGAGTTCGTCATAGATCTCATCGCGCTCCGCGTTCGCCTCGATGAGCTGAGCTTTCAGATCCAGCAGCTCTTGCTTGATCTGCTTGTACTCAAACTCAGAGTGAGCGCCCGCGGCCTCGCGCATGGCATCCGCGCAGCCTTCGATCAGTGTTGCAATCGCATTCACCCATCTGCTCATGTTGCCTCCTCGCAGACCCACGCATCAACGCAGATCCAAACTGTTGCGCCGCCCTTGCCTACAGCATTCGTGATGCACTCGCAGCTCTGCGCCTTCTCCGCATCCTTTGCGCAAGCGATGACCTCTGGCGCTGGCTCGAGATGCCGGACGCATACTTCGTCTTCTGCGCATTGCGGGTTCAGCACATCGCATTCGCGCATCTCGTCAACTTCAACGTTGATGACAGGAGTGCGACTCTCGCCTGCAGATTCGAGCGCACATCCGGAGAGCAGCATGGCCAGGATTAGAGCGCGCATGGGTCTGCCTCATTGTGCGTTCGCATTCGTTGCTCTGCACGAACTCACTTCCCCACCGCCTCTCCGATGAGACACGCGAGGCAGATTTCACAGTCCGGTCCGCGCTCATCCGGGTGGTGGTCGCATGGGCACTCGCACCCGTTTTCCTCAAGGAGTTTGCGGACCGCACGGAGCCGTTCGTCGGCGTCCATCGAGTTGCGCTGGTAGTGGTCGACCAGAGCCAGCACGTTGTGCTCGCCCTGTCCCGCGTCGTCGAACAGCTTGCGGAGGCGATCGGCCTCTCTCAACTTGGCTACGACTTCAGGCGGCAGCGGAAGCCCGGCAATCAGCCTCATTTGGTCGTTGCCGCGCAAGAGCGCGTCGACTTGTCGGGTCAGTTCCAGGATGCGGTTCGTGGCCCACCCCGGTTCACGCACGCAGAGAACAGCCAGGTCAACACGATTGCCGTCCGAGTCACGATACGACCGGTCCATCACTTTGCCCCATCGGTAGCCGGAGGCGCCTCAAGTGCAGAGGCGAGCTCCTGGTAGGCGTGCTCGGTCATGCTCTCGCCTACGGAAGCCAGGCTGCGGCGAGCAGCCTCTACGAGCCGCTCGGCCTCTCCCGCCCGAGCGATCCACTCGCCCATCTCGTCGAGCAAGTGCGTCACACGTGCCCCCAGGCTGTCGAAGATGACCGCGCGCCCGTCGAGCGCATCGAGCACATCGCGCAGTCTCACGTCCTCCGGCTTGGCCAGCTCCTCGGCGAGGCTCTCGATGCGCATCGCCATCGACTCGACCTGCCTGGACAGCGAGGCGTTCTCAGAGCTGAGATGGTCGCTATTTGAGCGCAGAACCTCGTTTTCGCGTCGGAGCGGGGCAACCGCTTGCGCTACGGCTCGGCACTCCAGGCCACCTGGAGCAGGGCACCGGGCGAGGTTCACGGGCGGCTCAAACCGATCCTCGTCGCCAAAGCCGGTGAGGCGTGAGCAGACCGAGCAGACACTCTCGTCGCTCACAGCGCGCCTCCCTCTCTGAGCCATGCCTCGATGGCTCGCAGGGCCGAGACGATCCGGTGTGAGCCCGACTGCCCGGCTGTCGCGTAGAGCGCCTGCACCGCAAGCGCGTCGGCCGCGTTGATGCCGCTAGCGCGCAACGCGTCACCCAGTCGCGAGTCAAGATCGGCGCGGCGCTTGTGCTCGCGCAACGCGCGTTCGCCCGTCGCCTGGTCGTCGTGCCACTGGGAATTGCTCACAGCACACCTCCGGCATCGATGCCACCCATGCCGCCAGCCGTCCTCTGCGGCGGGCAGCAAAAGAGATCGCACGCACGAGTCAGGTCATGGTGCTTCGGTCCTCGTGCCCCGCATCCCCTGTGCGAGCAGCGAGCCACAAAGACGCCGTCGCGCTCGACCACAGAGATTCGCGACGCGCAAAACGGGCAAGACCCGGCCGGCGCTCGCCCTTGCTCTCGCCATCGGCGTAGCTCGTCATGTCCGGGGCTACTCATGCGGCACCACCTTCGGCCCGCGCTCGACGGTCAGGCTGTTAACCGCGCGCTTCGTTCGTGCGGTGTAAAATTTCGGGTCGCGGAGTTTGTGAGCCAGCCTGTGAGCCTCAGCCTTGTTCAGAGGGCTCTCTCCGAGGTGGGTTTTGGTCCAGGCGCGGCGTCCGTCGAACACGTCAACGGCCCAACCTTGCCCGTCATCTCGCGGTCTTACGTGGATACAGAGTTTCATGGCTCGTTAAATTCTCCGGCTGTTAATTTCGCGGATTCAAACGAATCCCTTCACGCTCGAGCGCGCCGCTTGTTCCGGGTCAGCGTCGGCTGGCAAAGGCCCCGTGCTGTCCGGGGCTGCGTCTAGATCAGAATCCGATGTCGTCGTCCGGTGGCGAGTTCATGCCTGCGCCGTAGTCCGCATCGTCAAACCCGCCTCCACCTCGAGCCGCACCACCTCCGCCGCCGCCTCGAGCTCCACCGCGGGCGGCGTTCGGATCGTACTCCTTCGGCTCGCGGATGATAAAGCCGCCCCCGACCGGGAACGCGTCCAGCGTCACGTTCATGCCGCCATCACGCCCCTCGAATGCGACGCCGATCTTGGTCCAGTTCGTTTTCTCGGACCCGTCGCGCGCCTTGTACTTGCGCCCGACCAGACAATCAAACCTCTTTGCTCCACCGCTCATTTGCTAGGCTCCTCGTTCGTAGGTTGCTGCTGCGCCGGCTCGTTCGCGGCCGGTTTCGTGGTCGTTTTCTCGAGGCGGACCATGCGCGGCTTTTTGCGCGGCAGCGCGATCTCCACCTCGAGCGCTTCGGCTATGTCGGGGCTGCCGGCGATGCGGATGCAATCCACAACTTTGCCGCCGAACCGATCGCGATCCGGGCGCAGGGTGACGCGCTTCCCGATCCAGTCCGGCACGCGCTTCCCGAACATGGCACGGAAGCACTGGCCGTTCGTGCTGTTGAGCACGAGCTGCTTGTCAGTCCCGCGGAACGAGATGACACCGCGCACGCGATCCTTGCCGTTGTCCTGCGGCAGCGCTTCCACGTCCACGTCCACGATCTCGAGCGTGACCGCTTTGCCACCGAGGAGGCCGGCCTTCAGGAATCTTCCGGGGAACAACTGATCGTAATCAACTGGCTTGCTCATGCTGTCTCACCTCCGAAATCCAGATCGCTCATATCGTCCTCATCGCTCCCCACCGCCCACGCTGGCAGCCGAAACTCGATCGGCGCCACGCCCGCGACGCCCGGCCACTCCCGGAGTTCGCGGCAGCGTATGAGCGTGTGCAGCGCCTCGCGGTAGTCTTCGCGACCCTGCTCGATCACGTCTTCGGGAATCGAGTACACGACCACATCGAACGGTGGCGCGGACTCCACCGCGATCACGAAGAAGCCGCGCGCGCCCAACGTTGCCGCGACACCGTCACTGTAAAGCGCGAATTGCATCGGGTATCCAAGCCGCGCGGCCTGCGCCTGGAAATCTCGCGGCTTGATCTTCGCGGTCGTTTTCAGGTCCACGATGTGGCCCGGAGTCAGCCAATCGATCCGCCCCTTGAGTCGCTCCCCGGTCTCCTCGTCGTTCCAAACCACCGTCGTCTCGGCCACGCCCGCGGCCAGCAACTCGCGCGCGTACGGGTGGCGCCGTACCGCTTCCCCGATCGCGAGCGCGTTCGCATACTGCTCTTCGGTCACGATCGTGCGCCCGGATTCTGCGTGTTCCGCCAACCATTCCTTGCCGGCCTTGGTGCGCCCGTCCAGCCCCGGCGGCCGCACCAGATACCGCGACTCGAGCAGGTGCGGCTCGAGCACCGCGGTGTGTGCCAGCGTCCCGGTCACCAGCGCGGGCGAGCTCTTGCTGCCGTACCTCAAGGCGTGCTGGTAATGCCTGGGCGACATGGCCCAAATCTGCTTGAGCGTGCTGTAATTCACCGCGTCAATCAGGTCATAGCCGTTGCGATCTTCATTCATTTGGGCACCTGTGCGCATATTCGTCCGGCAGGCAAACCACGTAGTGCTGTCCGAGCCATGCCACGGGCTGTCCGCAGGTCCCGCACAACTCCGGCGGCACCCGCGTTGCGCCCGGCTCCAGTGGTAGCGGTGCCGCGCACCTTGCGTCCGTGTAGCTCCACACGACGCACAGCGGGGCCGCGTCGGGGCAGTCGTTGCCGCCGAGCGAACACGGCAGCTCCGGCGTTTCCGGCACCGCGCAGGATGCGGCCAGCGCCGCGATCAGGATCATGAGAGTCCGCATGTTCGTTGCTCCGTTGCTGCCGCCCCGTAGCGGGCAAACGATCCGCGGCGCCGGCCAGGAGGGGTGCGCGGCTGCCTGCTCGATCGTTGACCCGATACGAGGCGGGAGATGGGTTCATCCCCTGCGCGAGACCCGGTCCGCGTTCGTTTGCGCCTCGAGAGCCAGGTCCGCGAGCTCGCACGCGACCACGGTCCAATCCTCGGCTGTGCCGCCCCCGTGAGCGTGGACCAGTGCGACCCTTACCAGCGCCTCGAGCTTCCGCCGAAACACGTTCAGCGGGGCGGTCTCGGGGTCCAGCTCCACGTCCACGGTCCGGGTGCTGCCGCAGGTGCAGTTACGGCAGCTGAGCGCCGGGTGCCCGTGGTGGTCCTTCTGCACGCCTACCAGCGGCAGCGCGAGCCACTGGCGGCGGGTGTACGTGCGCCCGCAGCTGCAGGTCGCGAGCACAGGTGAGCCGCGCATCACGCCGCCCTCGCGATCTCGTATGCCTGACCGAGCTCGCGTCCGGCCTGCACCCGCAGCGCTGACGAGTCCTGTTCGATCGCGCTCCCCAGGCGATCGAACGCTCGAGCCAACGCCGCGAGTGCGAGGCCACGCCGGCCACCTACTCGCGCCCCCTCGATCCGCAACTCGCGCGCCGCCTGGCGACAACCGATCTCGGTCGTTACGTCATGCGAACTAACAATCTCGTGACGCTTGGACTCAAGCCAAACCGGACAAGCTGCGATCGTCCCCATTGCCGTATCCCCCGCTGGGATGTGGCGGCGCCCCTTGCACCGCAACCCTGTGAAGGAACCTTAGGGGGCGGTTGACGGCACGGCAATAAAAAAACGCGGCGCCACCCTGGCGCCGCGTCTATCACGCCGGAAAAATCGTCAGCCCTTACGAACCCGCTCTTTTGGCGCTGGCGACACGGACTGCACCGCGGATTCTCGCGAGATTGCCAGCGCCCCGAGCATGTCCACGGCGCGTGTTGCGAACCGGATCGCGGACTCGTGGTGCTGGCCGTGTTCGATGATCAAGCGCGCGATCACGTCTCTCACTGCCGCCGGGTCGTGGCCACTCTCCTCCAGCACCTCGGAGAGCTCGCGCGCCCATGATGACACACTGTCGCGCACTGGCGGCGGCACCGCGGTCAAGATCGGCACCGTAGATCGGCGGCGGGGAGATACGGTCGGCGCGGGGGCTAGCTCCGGCAGGCGCCGCACCCCGCGCGAGATCCAGGCGTGCCAACCCATAGGAGCGGCCGCAACGAATGCGTCATGACTGCCGCCGAAGTAGCGGTGGAGCAGCCACGCGAGCACCTGACCTCCGGCTGCGTGCTTTCCCTGGCGGATCACGGCGCTCACATGGGCAGGTGACACGCCAATCTCCCGCGCTACCTGCGCCGCCGACCCGAGCTCGGCGCGGCGGGCAAGGATCGCATCCAGCACAAAGCGGTTCTCGTCACTGTTCGAAGTGGCCACGCCAGCAACGATAGCACGTTCCGGCGGCGGGAATACGGCTTTTCTGCCGGCGTTTTGGGGTGGTTTGCGCGAGCCGATCATTTTGTGCTTGCCATGGTGTGAACGTGAACCTAAGGTTGCTGGACGGTTGTTGGGGAACGCAACTCAGAACGGGGGACAGATGGTGACG